TGCATATCCAACAACCTTTCAAGGAATAACAGGTGCAGTAGAAAGAAATATAGGTGCATTTCAACACACCAAAGAAAGTATTAGTGTATTTTAGAAATCAAGGATTATAAATAGATAAAGCACATCTCTACAATAAAGATAAGGAACAATAAAAGAAAAATGCAAAATTTAGACACATTCGAATCATTAGTAACAGTAGGAATGGCTATTGCGGCAATAATAGCAGGAATTTTTATATTTGTTCTTCCGTACCATAATAAAATAAAGAAATGTTCTATATTTTCTAAATCTACAGATTACCCAGTAGGTTTTAATTGTAATATACATACAAGATTACAAGAATCCCTTACAGAATTAAGGGTTCAGACTGATTGTGCAAGAACTCAAATTGTTCAGTTTCATAATGGAGGTCAATTTTTAGATGGAATCTCTATGACTAAAATGACACTCACACACGAATCACTTGCCAAGGGTACTTCTTCCGAATTATACAGGAAAAAAGATATACCAATGTCTATGTGTGTGGATGGATTAAATTTATTAAAAGAAAATAATCCACAACTACACATTATAGATGGTTTAGAAGATTCTTGGTGTAAAAAATTTATGCAAGCAAGTAATGTAATATCATTTGCATCTCTTCCATTAATACAAAATAAGGAAATTTTGGGGTATGTTATGTGTCAGTGGTGCAGTTGGTCAAAAACAGATGAAGTGACAGAAGAAAAAATGGCGACATTTTTAGATAATTCTAGAAATATGATAGAAATTATATTAGAACAACAATCCAATAAAAAATAATAAAAGTAGGTATATATAGTATATGATAGAAGGTAAACGATACATCGATATAGATTTTGATTTCCAGGCACATCCAGTGTCTGGAGATTTAGTGCTGAAGAAAAATGAAGAAGCAATAAAAAAATCTGTTAGGTCTTTGGTATTAACCAATAAATATGAAAGACCCTTTCAACCATATCTTGCGGGTAGAGTAAGGGAATTGTTATTCGAGAATATTACTCCAATGACAGGTATTCTTTTGAAATCTCATATTGAAAATGTTTTAAATCAATATGAACCAAGAATTAAACTTTTAGGTGTAGATGTTGTAGAGAACCACGGTCATAATGCGATAGAAGTGTCAATTTCCTTTTCCATACAAAATCAACCAGAAGTACTATCCGTAACAACAGTATTAGAGAGAACAAGATAATGGCAACAGGCGGAAATTTAAATACACCAGTAACAGAACTAGATTTCTTTGAAATAAAAGAAAATCTAAAAACCTATTTAAGAGGTCAAAATCAATTTAAAGATTATGACTTTGATGGTGCGGCATTATCTGTTCTTTTAGATGTCCTCGCATACAATACACATTATTCTGGATTCTATGCAAATATGGTTGCAAATGAAATGTTCTTGGACAGTGCAGTAACAAGAAATGCAGTAGTTTCCAGAGCAAAGGAGTTGGGACACACACCATCTTCAACAAAAGCATCAAGAGCAGAAGTTCATATTACTTATGAAGTCAATAGTGAACCTTCATTTATTCCTGTAGGTACAATATTTTCTGCAACAAATGAGAATAATGATTCTTATAATTTTATAAACACGGATGTAATTACTATCGGAGCAACAGGTGGTTCTGGTGGTGTATTAGCGGGAGCAACCGCAAGCATATATCAGGGTTCTTATAGAACAAATAGTTTTCTTTTTGATGATGTTGCAGAAAGTAATCCAAAGTTTATTATTCCATCTAATAGTGTAGATACCTCTCAATTGCATATTAGGGTTTCTAATTCTACAACGGATAGTACAGGATATTATACTCCTTGGGATTTATCAAGTAACTATACGGGATTAACTTCTGGTTCTGAAGTTTATTTCTTACAAGAAGTAGAAGATGGAAGATATGAAGTTTATTTTGGTGATGGAATCGTAGGAAAGAAACCATCACACGGAAATATAGTAACTGTGAGTTATCGAGAAACTGAAGGGTTTCTTGCAAACAATATAGGAAAATATGATGTAAGAAACAGCAGAAGGTCGTTTAGTATAGGAGATTCAAATGCAACTGTAGATGTGACATCATATGCTCAAGGTGGTGGTTCTCCAGAAACAATTAGTTCCATTAAATATTATGCTCCTCGTTCATATCAAGCACAAGACCGTGCAGTAACAGCAGAAGATTATAAAACCCTAATTGCAACACAATATGGTGATGTTGAATCTGTATATGTTTACGGTGGAGAAGATGCAATTCCTCCTCTATACGGAAAGGTGTTTATTTCAATCAAACCAAATTCTGGAGAATCTTTGAGTGATGCAGAAAAAGAATCAATTAAAACTAGCATACTTAAAGGAAATAATATTGTAAGTATTCTGCCAGAAATAATTGACCCAGAATATCTTTATATAATGATAGATTCTACAATTACATATGACCCATCTAAAACTATAATGAGCGCAGAAACACTAAAGACAGCAGTAAATCTTGATATTTTAAATTATTCAGATTCTAAATTAGAAAAGTTTGGAAATAATTTTTATTATTCGAAATTATGCTCAAGAATCGATAGATTAGATGATTCTATAGATGGTAATGAAACCAAAATAAAACTCCAGAAGAGATTAGAGCCTACTATTGGTTCAGCCGCAGGTTATATAATTAATTTTTATAATGAAATTTATCATCCACATGATGGTCATGTCGAAGGAGTAGTTTCAAGTTCTAAATTTAAATATAAAGATTCTAATGGAATTTCTGTTGATTCTTATATTTTAGATGATGGTAACGGAAATCTGAATATTTATACTACCACAAATGATGGAATTAGAATTAAAATAATTAAAATTGGAACAGTCGATTATGTTAATGGTTCTATAAATTTAGTATCTTTTAATCCTGTACAAGACGATAGCAGTTCTAGTATCAAATTTACAACCGAACCAAAAGATTTAAATGTAATTTCTAGTAGAAATACATTATTGATTATAGATTCTATTGATACAGATTCTGTAAATATTAAAATAAAAGAAGTCGGAAAAGAATCTGTAGTAGGAACAACTAATACTACCATAGCAAATGAATCAACCAGTAGTGGTTATTGATATGGGAGAACTTTAAATGCCAGCAGATGCCAACAGTACTCCGTTAAGTCTACTACTTCGAGTAGAAGAAAATACAGGTCAAACTGGCCCCTATGCTAATGTATCTTTAGAAGAAAAGATTGGTGCAACATTTGCACCAGAAACTCGTTCGGTTGTTGATGGAATATCACCCCACATTCCTAATCAGTTGCCAGAATTTGTAGAATCGAATCATCCGATATTTGTAAATTTTCTTCAAGCATATTATGAGTGGCTGGAACACAAAGTAAATGTATTTGGTAGAACACAAATGCTTCAAGACATTTCTGATATTGATAAAACTCTTGATGAATATGTTATTCATTTTAAAAGACAATTTCTTTTAAACTTTCCAGAAAACTTAGCAACAGACCAAAATGGAAATGTAGTTGACGAAAGAACAATGTTAAAAAATATAAAAGATTTTTATCAGACAAAAGGTTCTGAAAAATCATATGAACTTTTATTTCGTTTATTATATGACAGTGCTTGTGATTTCTATTATCCAAAACAAGATATGTTACGAGTATCTGATGGACAATGGACAGAAGAACAAGCAATTAAAGTTACTAGTTCAAATGGTACTAAAAACTTTAAAATGGCAAATACAAAAATAGAACAAATTAATTCTGGTACAAATAAAGTAGATGCAACCGCGAGATGTTATAGGGTTCATCAATATAATATTGGACCACATGAAGTAACAGAATTATTTATTAATAATATTGTTGGAGAATTTAAATCTGGAGAAACTTTAAAATGTACATTATCTGACGATACAGAAATTACAGAAATTATATATGGACTTTTTTCTGATTTAGAAATAATTAACCGCGGTAGAGGATATGCAATAGGAGATAAAGCAAAAGTAGACGAACGAGTTAATAAAGATGAAGAAAATATAGGAGAAGGTGGAAGTGGTAAAGTTTTAGATGTTTCTCTGAAGGGTGAAATTAAAGGAGCGGTTGTTGATAATGGTGGTGTTAATTATGTAGAACCCATAAGAGTAATTTTTGAAGGTGGAGATGGTACAGCAACTGCAACAATGAATCCAAAAGCACTTATTTCATATCCAGGATATTATAAAAATAATAATGGTAAATTAAGTTCAAACAAAAAGATTCAAGACGGTCACTATTATCAAGATTATTCATATGTCTTAAAAGCAGAAATTTCATTGGACATGTATAAAGATATTTTAAAGAAAATTATACATCCAGCAGGATTAAAGGTGTTTGGTGCCGTTTCTATAATGAAAGAAATACAAAGTGACCAACCATTTCATTGTGAACATCAAGCATATGAAATGCCAATCGTTGGACACTACACTCCCTACAGGCCGCTATCAACAACTGACCTGAGAAGTAATGGAGCAACTGCCCAAGGATGGTCTGGTGCTACAGGTGGTGATGGAATGGGTACAGCAGATTTATATTCACTTGGATATAATCCAGGCGCAACACAGAATTATCATTGTTATGGAGAAACTGGTGGTAAACTTATTGTTAGAGGAAATAGTTTAACCGCGGGAAGTTTTCATGCAGGATTGCAAGTAAGTGGTGATAGGTCTGGTGCAAGTGGAGAAGTATTATCGTGGGATGTTTATCAAGGAACTGGTGGTATGACACTTGGTGTTATGCATCTCCGAAGAACCAGAGATATGCATCCATCTGGTTTTACAACAGCAACTGCGGGAGCAGGTGGATTAACTGGAGAACTCATAGGCGTAACAAGTGCAGCCGCGGGTGGAACAGCACTGGGTGGTGGATGGACTGCTGAAGTTATTACTATTCTTGTAGGAAATGGAATTGTATCCGAATCACTTTCAGACGGAACAACTCTGGCAGGACTCATCGCACACGACCCAACAAATATACCTCTTGGTACAGCAGGTACAGATGGTTATACTGCCGCACAAGATTTTTATAGAAGAACAGGACTTGCGGGTTCTTGTGCAGGAGCAACGGCATATAACTATTGGGAAATATATCATCATCCAAATACAAGAGGATTTAGTGGACAATATGTTGCAGGAGGATGGACTCTTGGTATAGATTCAGGAATGTCTTTCGATAGAGTACCACTAAAAACATTTTTGAAAATGGCAGTTGGAATGCACTTCCATTCCGACCCATCATCAGATTCGTTATATTATGGCGGTTCTAGTTCAGATTCAAATAATTATAGTGTTCCTTACGGAAGTACTTCTGGAAGTCCAAATTTAACGCATATATAATACATAGATTCTAAGGAAATATATTAAAAATGGGATTACAAAAAACTTTTAAAAATCATTTCGCAAGAGATTTAATAAATGATTTTAATGCTGATACAGATAATCAGTATTTTATATACTTTGGAAAGGTCGATGCTTGGGATGATGACAATAGTCCAGATTCATTGACAGATTCTGTTCAGGCAGAATTTTCTGCACACAGAAACTCATTAGGAATAAAACGAATAGAAAGAGTAAATGTGTTCCATGTTGTTACAAGATACGATTGGATTTCTGGAACAAAATATACGCAATACGATGATACGGTAGATTTGTCTGCTTTACAGTATTATGTGATGACAGATGAATATAATTTATATAAATGTATCGATAATGGTGGTGGGGG